CCTCCCAACCTCAAGCCCCCCAACTTAGAATGATTCTAAACTGCTTCAAGCCGCAAGCGGCAAGCTTCAAGTCCCAAGCAGCAGGCATCAAGCTCCAAGCCGCAAGCTACAAGCTCTAAAATTTTTTTGCCCTCATAAAGTTTCACGTCTCTAGCAACAAGGGACTTGGCTATGATAAAGGTATTGTCAGGATGTTTCACGTGAAACGCGATTTGATGTGGTGAGAAGATTAATTTATTACGCTTTGTTACTTTCAACTCTACAGTAAAAAAGTGGCTATTATCATTATACCCCAATAGATCAGGAGTACCGAGAAGGCTAGTATTTTCAATTCTCGTCCAACTAATTTTTGGTGTATATTTTTTAATTTCTTGCCAAAATTTAGTCTCATTCTTAACCACTTTTTGCCGTAATTAAGTTGTTATAATTTCTTTTTAATTGCACCCATTTTCCAACTTTCAACAGGTGAAATTTCAAGTAAAATTCTATGTGACTCTCTTGCACCAATTAAATCATTTTCAAATAAAGTGATTGATTTAATATCAACACAACCATCTGGAGAGCGATACTCACCCTGAGGTAATTTAACCATAACCCTAGCACCTTGGCAAGTTGGTGATTTTAAAAATCTATCTAACTGTTTTGCTAGTTCTTTCGCATTAATCATAAGATTGACTTTTACGCTATGTTACTGTATTTGTCAATATATGGGATTACCAAAAAGATTGACGGAAATGCAAATGAAATTTGCTCACCTATTGGTGACAAATGAAGGTAGAATGACTGGCTATGAATGCGCTAAGGAAGCAGGATATTCAGAGGATAGGGCCAGAGTCACAGCATCAGAATTACAAAGTCCAAAAAAATATCCACTAGTAGTTAAATACATTGGAGATATCCGAGAAGAGTACCAAAAGAAATATGCTGTCACATATGATAGACACATAACCGAACTTGCAAAACTAAGAGATGAGGCCAGGAGAAAAGGTGCCTGGAGCGCTGCAGGAAATATGGAGATAGCTAGAGGTAAAGCTGCAGGATTATATATTGAACAGAAGATAATTAGAACTGGTAAAATAGATGATCTAACTAGAGAAGAGTTAGAGGCACGTATGAAAAAAGTACTAGATGATAATGAATTAATTATTAACGGTGATGCTGAAGAAGTAAAAAATACTAACTCAACTTCGTCATCTTCACAACCCAAGAAGTTGGAATCATCGTCCGATCCCCAAAAGTAATTTCTTTTGTAACAGGATCCAAATCATAAGATGCAAATATCTTTACTGAATCATCATCTTTAGAAAATACCCAGCCTTCATTTATTGGTTTAGCTAATTTCATTTTATTAAATTCTCTGTCATCGGCCCAACCCGAATCGGACAACGCATCGACCCATTCAATCCGATACTTTGAATACGGGATGTCGTTTGACTGTGTTGGCACGACTTGTTTTCTTCTTCTGGGTTTTCTTCTTTTTAAGTTTTTCATAGAATTGTGGATTATGCTTTCGGTTGAATTTATCCCAAAATTCCTCCTCTGTCATCATACTTATCGCTAGAGCCATAATATTTCCTATCATCTGACCCTAATAACACTACTATAGCTTTTTTTAAACTTTTTATGTGTTTTTTGGAAACAAAAGTTCCCCCTTGCCCCTGTATTCAAAAAGTGTTGATTTTACTTGCTGATCACCTCAATCACCTCATCACCTCATGATTTGAGAACCCTTTTTGCAAATTTCAATGTTTTAAAAAAGCTATAGTGAGGTGATAATGGCGTAAAATGGGGTGCGACATCACCGCACACCTGTGACATAAATGTCACTGTTGCATAAATGTCACATGTCGCCTGATTCTTGCCACATTTGCCTTATTTATGCCTTTTTGTAGTACTGATCCACTTTTTCTAGAAATTTGTGCTGGTATCTTATAAACTCTTTGCCCTTCACTTGAAATTTTTGGAAATAATTATCTGGAGTGCACATTAAAATCACCCCTTGAGTAATCTCAGTTTTATAAACCGTATTGTGAGCCATGGCATAGGCCCCAAGTTGCATGAAATAATCTTCAATCCATTCACGTTTCTTTGGCTTATTACTTTGTTTAAAGTCAATAATGCTATCTTCATAATCATAAACTCCAACAAGATCCGTTGCGCCCGCGTACAAATTTGGATAAAATAAAGTTACTTCAGATCCCCAAATTTCTTGTAAATCCTTGAATCCTTTATCTATTATTGTGTCCGCCATTGCCTTTGCAACTTTGCCTTCTTCCGTTAAATCTAAATGACCTTCACCTGTAATATGTCTTTCTAAATGTAAGTGCATGTTAGTACCCCGCGCGGCCGCTTGTTCCTTGATCCTTGTCGCCTGTTCCTCGCCAACTTTTGCCTTCCATCTATTAATCGAGTCTATAGCTTCCTGGTCCTTAGTCGCGCCTAAAATAGTCGTAACACTTGGCAACTTTTCATCGTTTACATCGTAAGTTCGAAAGCCTTCTACCGTACTTCGAGTTGAAGCAGGATATTTATATAGTTTATTCCATTTCATAGGAATCCCTGTAAATAACTTTATGTCTATGTTCTTCTTTCGAATCACCATTAAAAGAAAGATAACGATTGCGATTCTTCAAAAAGCGTTTAGGTTCTGTTTCATTGGCATAACAAATATGCATGAGGAAATTAAGATTCTTGTGTTCACTGCGCTCCCAACCAATTTTATTAGCCTGGTCGTGTGTGTAGCCAGGTTTAAGACCTAAATCAATTTGGATATCTATATCACCTAAGTCCTCAGCGTTATCATCAAGATAACTTCCAAAGACTCGCGCTTCAGTAACATAGGAAATATAGTAAGAGTCTTCTTTTAATTCTTTAATGCGTTCAATAAGATCATTAAGAATTTTATCCGCTTTGGCCCTAGAAATACGTTTAATAAATTTAACATTGGTAATACCTAAAGCCTTATTCTCTCTTTCCCAATAAATATGTTTATTATGTGTTGTTTTTTTGGTGTAGTAGCCTTCCTTTTCCAGCCTTTCTATGAAAAGTCTTATATCTTTTTGAGTGCTTAACCCTAACGCAGTAAAATCTGTAGCATAAGGTCCTTTAGGATCTTGAATTTGTTGATGTTTGTCAAAAAAATCTCTTATTAATTTTGCTTTTATTCCGCAGATAAGATCGTTGCTGTTTAGTTTCATATTTTTATATGTTTTAGTTTTTCAATATCTTCATAAGGGACCCAGCAAAATTTATCCTGTTTACCAAAATAAGATCTATCATAAGTCGCGTAAGGTTCTTTCTCATACCAAGGGCCAGTAGATGCAGAATAGTTTCTTTCTTCTAACTTACCCTTCAACATGTCCCACAATTCTTGACGGTTCACACATAACCAGGAATATTTTTTTCTTTTAAAAGCAATGTAATCCGCTCCACCTTGTACCCAGCCAGGATAACCTGCAACACCTACATACTCAACACAGGCCATTTCATCTTGGGTTTCGGGATCTTTACGATTAAATTTTTTTAAACCCTTAATGTCGAACTTTAAAAGTTCACCATTTAAAGTCCCTTGAACATCCCAGTGTTCTCTACGGTTTTGATGACCATTTGCCCAGATAGGATTTCCTAGATTCTTGGCAAATTCTTCTTCCGTTAATTTAGCTTTTTCTATAAATTCTTCCCAAGTCATTTTGCTTTTCTATCACTCTTCCACATTTTATAATGTTCTAGATCAACTACGTTGCCTTCTTCCAATTTCTTTTTAGAATAGTGCCCGATGATCTGTTGAATCTTATCTAATTTTACATGAGCATAGGGCCACAATATACAACATACATGGAAAGCATCTCTAAATGTACATCTCCAGCGCCATTGCATCTTATGTCCTGGTCTTGGTTTTTTTCTTAAAGTGCCACAACCTAAAACTTCTGTTAGCCAGATTAAAACTGATTGGTCTGTCATAGAAATTTCCATAACGATTCGCCAACAATTATATGTTCCTGTTTTCTTTTTTTCTTTATATTTTTTGTAGGTGATACTACCCTCACCATCAAAGAGTCCTGCTATATAAGCTGCGTCTACTTCATTCATATTTTTATAATCCCGTATACTGATAGAAGACTCATTAAAGCTAGAAATGTAAAAATAAACATAAGGGCTCTGTTTCTCGGATCTTTCATTATTTCTCCTTAGTTATATTTGTGCCATCTTCATTCTTAACCCATTCATAATCATCTGAAACCCAATCGGCATCTTCATAGTTTAAGAATCTTTTACCTGTATCAATGTCTTCATCATCACGTGGAACACACTCCTCAATCTTTTTCCACTCTACAGGTTCATCACCTGACAGATCGTTGACATGTCTACCTGTGATGGTTTCTCTGAAGGTTTCTCCATAATCATCAACATCTTCAACTTTAATACACTCTTTTTTTTCAAAGAGTTCTTCGGCTTCTTCTTTTGTTTTGGAAACGACTTCATATTCCATTTCAACTTCATATGTTTTTTTAACTCGCCATTTTTGATAGCCAATCTCTCCATTAGGAGTATCCTTTTTATACGTCCCATTGATTATTGGTATTTCTTTTACAAATTTAACTTGTGTCATTATTTTCCTTTCAGTATTGTTTCTAAGTTATATTTATCTTCAGTAAGACGATCGATATCTTTTATTAATATTTCTCTATCTCTTTCCAGTTCCTTGATCCTTGCTCCTGCCTTCTTGCAGGCAGATTTAAGAATCTCTTTCTGTTTCTCCAGCTGCTCGATTCTTTCTTCTAGATCAGCGGGTCCTTTTATTACTCTTTTAACATCTTCTTTAGTTATCATCTTTCTCCTTTCCATTATCTATATCTAAAATATATTTTTTACCATGTAGTTCTATTTCAGTTCCAGTGTTAACTTTTCCGCAATGACTTAAACAAAGGATGAGAATCAAAATACTCATCAAACTCTTTATCATGTACCTCTCCTTCACTATTACACATCGGACACTGTACTACTTTATCCACTTTTCTTTCTACACTTTCTTTTACTTTAAAAAACCCGTTGCCTTTACATCTTGGACAGATTTTTGGTTCCATTAGTTCTCCTTTTTATTTTCTTTATCCTTACTATTTTCAAGAGGTTTTAGTCCTATAAGTAATGCAATCAATTGAAATACTTCTGCGTAGGGTCTTCCTTTTAAATAATTAAGAAGAGATTGTCTTTCTTCTTTTGATATTTTAAACATTTTTTGCCTTTCCGTTTAACTTTTCTACTTTTTCGTTTACTAAAATATTTACTGTTTGGCTTCTACTTACAATCGTGTTTGGCACAATCACTTTTCTAAGCCTATCAATTTTAGTATATGTATCTTTTGATAAAGACACGTTTTTATATTTGCTTATATCGGTCATATGATATAGTTTCCTTTCATTTATTATTTATAGGATAATATATAAGTTTCTAGAGGAATGTCAAGATGAAAATAGTATTAACTTTATTAATGTGTAGTTATACAGCTGGTGATTGTATGCCACCATATACGTGGTATGAAACATTTGAAGACCCATATTCATGTAGTATTTTTGGGTATGAAGAATCTGCTAGAAAATTGAAAGAAATAGGTCGAGAAGAGGTTAATAGGCTTGGAGTATCCATTACATTTAGATGTACCCAATATCCTGAAGCAAATACTTAATTCTTTTCTTTATTCCATTTTACAAGTATTAGAATTATACCTAAATAAATTAGACATATTAATCCTAAACTTAAAAAAATTAATTCCATATACACCCAAAAAAATCACCACTACCATCGTTCATCTGGTGTGCGTTAATTGGGTTTTCGTAATAAGTACTCAGTTTTATTCTCAATATATCACATAGATCAGAA